CCAACCGCCAACCGCCGCTTGTAACCAAGAGGAAGTATCCCGAAGAAGGATCGAGGTTAGGTAAATCGCTTCGAGGAAAGAAACTTCGTAACCGATCGCATCGGTGCTTAAGTGAAAGCGACTCCTAAAATCATAGGCAAACTCTGCTGGGTGTGCCTCCAAGATTTCTAGGAGTCTAAGGCTTCCCCCAGCGGTGCTCCGCCTGTCCATTCCTTTAGGAACTCTCCGAACTCTTCCGCACTCATTTGGTCGATTGCGTTTAGAGCTTCTGAACCTTCTCCAAGAGTTTCCTCTAGTAGAACGAAAGTCGCATCGGTGTCGTTTCCTGCTTTGCGAGCCTTTCGGATCGCACCCATAGGAAGGGAGCGGAAGTTGGGGATTTCGACCTTTACTCCGTTGGTGTCCAGGACAAACTTGGTGCTTGCTGGTGGGAGGTGGTCTTGAGGTTGTGCGGTCATTTTTATCCTTCTGATAAATAGAGCGGTTTTGGTTTTTTAGCGGTCGAGGTGAAGGAGGGAGAGAGCGACCGCTCGACTCTCCCCCTCCAGCCTTTTACTCGAACTCGGAGAAGAAGATGTCTGCGGTTCGGCCGCCAGAAGCGTAAGCGGTAACAGTTACGCCATAAGCAATTGCCTCACCATTTACGAAGGTCTGTGCCTCAATGGCAAGAATCTCGCCAGCAGGAACATAGTGGCGAATTGCCTTTGCTCCATCGACTACATCGAGAACGAAAGACTTACGGCCTCCAGTTGCGACAGGGTTTAGGGCGATCTTGCCATCTACCATCGTCGAACCGAAGTAGGCCTCAATAACATCTTGGTTAGTTTCTAGCAAAGTGAACTTGTAAGTTACTGTGCCTTCGGTTACTACTTCACGAACCAAGTCCGAGTTCTGCCAAGCACGAATCTGGTTCGTGGACTTGTCGGTTGCGAACTCGATGCCGTCGGCCGATACATAACCGAGTTCCGAGAATCCGGTAAGGGTGGAGGTTGAAGCGGTTGGAGCAGTTGCGGAAGTAGCACCGACATAAACTTTGCCAGTAATACCAACCACAACATTTTCGGCTGATAGAGCCATAGTTGTTTCCTTTCGAAAGGGTGGTGAGCTTGCGCTCGGTTTTCAGCGGTGCTGAAACTTATAGGGTGATTCCTTTAGTAACGACTTCCCAAGTGAGATAGCGGTGTTCCTCTTCGGAATCTTCGGGAACTCGAGTCGGTGCGAGAGTGGTAGAAACCATTTTGATTACTTCCCCTCTTAGTTCTTCTCCGAGAGCATCGACCAGGTAGGAGAGTTCGTTTGCTTCGGCGTAAGTTTCTGCCCAAACATTTACTCCGATTCGGAGGATCTGTCTTACATAATCGGCTTTTGGCCCACCATCGGATCGAATAATGACCATTTTGGACGGATACGGCACAAGGCTCGCAGAAGGCTTTTTAGTTGCGACGAATACATCTGCCGCAATCGGTTCGGTTCGTGACTCCAGAAGGCTGGTGAGGCCGTTTACGATGGTTTTCTCGACATCGTGAAAGATAACACTCAACGCTTTACCCATCCTTCGGTTTTAGAGGCAACTGCTCGAGCAAGATTTCCTGTGGCGGCTTCTCGGCCTAAAGCTCTCGATCCGTAATCGACTACCATCGCAATTACTCGAGTCTTTCTTCGATCCGTATCGGTAACAACCGAGTAATCGGATCCTGCTGCCGAGGCCAAGTCTTCGGCGACCGAAGTAACTGTCGCGGCCATTTCGGAACTTTTTAGCAACTGCCCAATTCCAGGTTTATCGAGGCGGATCCCCACTCTAGCTTTAGCCATCTCTGCGCCTAACTTTTTGGATTACTGGAAGTTCTTGGATTGCGAAAGGGCTTACCCAAACTTCGGGAGAAGAGGCCTTTACAAACTTTGTGCCTCGAACGATAAAAACATCATCCGGTTCGATTGCCGTTCCGTAAGGAAGGTAAAGGGTAAGCGTGGTGTCGATTGGATCGCGGTCGTCCATAACTTCTTCGTCGCTTCCCCCGAAAGCAATTCCGCAGTTCTGGAGAGTGGTGTTAGTAGTCGAGAAAGTAGGATTGCCGAAATCATCGACTCCCGAAACCGACTTGCGAACAATCGTGATTGTTTCCATCCCTCGAAAGAAAGCCATTAGTCGATCTGGTTTTCTTCGTAGTAGCCGTATTGGGAATAAATGTCCACGACAGTTGCGGAAGGAATAATGATTCCTGCGTAAGGTGCGAGGTTTACTTCGAAGGCTTTACCTTTGGTTTGCGGTGCGAGGAGTTCTTCCTCTTCTTCCGAAATCCAAATGTCCAGGTTTCCCGATCCGAAAGTTCTCGATTGCGAGAATGGTCCGGTTGTTTGCTGCCACGAAGAAAGATTTTCTGGGTTACGGAGAACTCGAGTAACCATTCGAACGGCTACCATCTTTACTACTGCGAGAGGCAGAGTTTCGGCGGTGATTCGATCTTGGATAAGTGGGTATTTGGAAAGGATAATGGTTTCGGCATCGTCAAGTAATGCCTGGATTAGAGAATCGTCAGTTGGTTCTCCTGCTCCTACCCATCTATTTTTTACATCGGCTACTGTCGCCCAAACGCTCATCGTTTGCCTTTCCTAATTAGTTTTTGGGGAGAGAGGGAGGCCGAAGCCTCCCCCTCTCGGGGAATCCAGAAGGATTAGCTTGCTGGAAGGTAGGTCTGAACACCAGTAGCACGAAGAACCTTCGCACCATAGACATTTAGCGCACGAATGTAGTCAGCGAAAGCCAACTCCATACGGCCAGACTCCATCTTGTCCAACTGTCCAACGAAGCCAACCGATGGGCCGTGGTAAGCGATGGCCGCTGGTCGGTTCGAGGTGTGGGTTAGAAGTGGGTGCTCGATAACAGTAAAGCCAAGAAGGTTACCAAGAACTCCGTTGCGAAGTTCGCCGTCCGATCCTGCGGTGTTAGCCGAGGTTAGCTTCGATCCTTCAGCAAGAAGAAGTGAAGCGAACTCTGGCGATACAACCAAGAAGCGGTTTGCGGCTGGAATCTTTGCCTTGCCTAGTGCCTGTCGAAGAGTAACAACTGCGGCGTAAGCGTGAGCAGCGGTAGTGATAGCACCAGTTCCGGCTGAAGTTCCGTTAGCCTTCATTAGTCCGATGATGTAAGACTCGGCATCTTCTGCCAAAGCACGACCAGCATCGGCGGTTACAGGTTCGAATGAACCAGCAGCCTGAACTCGATCCACATCGTCCACCTTGAACGAAATAGCCTTCATCTGGTCGATGGAAAGGCTCTGGGTTGAGTCGCTTAGAGCATCGACAGTTAGTGCTCGGCTGCTCGAGTAGTCCTGAACCGAAGGAGTGGTGATACCAGTAATCTTTACTGTGTTGCCGTTAGCAACTTCACCTTCATACTGGCGGTTTAGGGTAGGGATGATCGCCTGTGCCACCTTGAAGTTCTCAAGGATCGCAGCCGACCAAATGGTTGGAATGAAGTTCGAAATAGCCATTTGCTAATCAACTTCCTTTCTTTTTGGTTGGGTTAGTTTTTGCCTAGAACCTGATCCAAACGACCAGCCTTCTTAGCTTCCATAATCTCGGCAGGAGTCATTCCCTTGAGATCGTTCTCGGTTAGTTGCCCGAGTGAAACGCTAGTCGGCTTGCCCTGGTTTTCGTCAGGTAGAGGCGATTTTGGTTTGGACTGTTCCGCAATGAGCGAGAGCAGTTTGTCTGCCTGTGCCTCGAGGTCTTCTCGAGTCGATCCACTAAGTAGATCAAGGGCTTCGGCTGGGATGCCTTTCAGAGCGGCAACCTCTAACCGAGTTAGTTTGGCATTGGCCTCTGAAGCCTCTGCCTTCGTGCGAGCTAATTCGTCGGCCAACTTTTCTTGTTCGCTCTTCGAATTGAGTTCGTATTCACGCCACTTAGCAGCATCATCGGCATCGGTCTTTGCGGCCTTTGCTCGACTCTCCCACTTTCGTGCTTCCGACTTCCAATCGATTTCGGTCTTGCCCTGCGGCTCGGCCTGGTCGGTGGTTTCGGTTTTGGTGCTTTCGTCCAGAGTTACCTCTGAAGTTGAGTTTTCTTCACTCATTGCTTTTTTACTCCCTGCGGAATCAATCCACCATGCGGTGGTCTACTGGCTCTGTGCCAGAAGTTTATGGTTTGCCTGTGTTCTTTCGAATAATAGGCAAAATGTTTTTGGTAGTCATCGTAAGGTTCGGGAATCTCTTGGCGGCTTCGTTTCTCTTGTAATCGAAGTAACCTGCCTCACGCCTAGCCTGTCCGAGTTCGGCCGAGGCCTTGTAATACTCATTCTCGAAGGCATCGTAATAGTCTGGGCGGATTGCTTTCTCCCCTGCGAAAACAGGAACAGTTCGGCAATGGCAATTATCGTGGTATTTCTTCCCATACTCTTCGGTTACTAACTTAGCAACCGAAGCGATCGTGAGGCAGAAGGCACA